CGTCATGACCGTAGTTGCACCTTTGGTCACAGAAGTGACCTTGGCATGTGCCGGGTGACCATAGCGATAAAGGAAACCATTTCCTTTCTCTACGTGGAAAGATCCGATGCCAGCTTCTGCGACAGTGTTGCACACAGAGATGTGCCCACTCTTCTTCTCAGAACTACATGCCAGATAAAGCAGACCACTTTGAACTACAAAAGCACTCGATGCAGCCGTAGTAGCATTGTTGCTTGAAAGTTCACCATGGTCAGCTACAAGTTTCAGTGCTTGCATCACTCAGTCTCCTCGTCGGTTTCAGGTTCAGTCTCTACTTCGGTTTCAACCGGAGCATCGTCACCTGACGTGTCACCAAAGACACCCGCAGCGACAGCAGGAGTAACTTCCCCTACTTTTTCTGCTGCTTTTTGATGCAACAGAGTTTTGATGGCATCATGAATTTCACTAGGAGTGGATTCGCTCGAACCCATCATGTCGAGAAGTTGATCAGTATCCATTACGAAGTAGTAGAAACGCTAAAGGTTATTTATATCTTGGCCTTCTTGATATCCAGAGTGGGCGCAGTCTCCTCGCCAGGTGTGTTGGGGACTTTGCCCGATGCACCGTTGGTGTTCGACCCGATTTGACCGTTCTCAATCTGACCTTGCATGATCATATTTTGGGTCTCTAGGGGCACACCGGTACCTTCGGCATTCTCCTCTTCCATCTCCTGCTCCATCTCCAGAATCTCTTCGTCGGTCTGACGGAGGATCTTACGCTTCACATAATCGCGGGAGTAGTAGGTACCGATGTAGGGTTCGATCTGGACCATCAGGTTCAGACGCTCATTCATCAGTTCCGCTTCCTTCAGTTCAGCGAAGTGGTTGTCATACAGGTAGTCAAACTGGATGTGCTCTGCCATCTTCTCCCAATCTTCGGGAGTCACAATGTTCTTCAGGATCAACTGAGTCTTCAGCAGATCAAGGAACAGTGCAGAGAAACGCTTGCGGAGACGACCCACGAACTTACTGAACATCAGTTCGTCACGCAGGATCTCGCTAGAGCGACCCATGTTGAAACCCTGGTCACCACCAATGCGGGACTCGGGAACGTTCAGTGAACGATACAGTTTCTTCTGGAAGTATTCGATGTCACTCAGTTCGCCCAGGTTCTGACCGCCAGGCAGAGTAGAGATCTCAGTGCCACGACCACCCTCACGACGGGGCAACCAGAAGTCTTCCAACATGGACATGAACTTCTTGTCGTCCTTGATCTCACCGGTGTTGGCGTCATACACCAACTTGTTCCGGTAACGACTCATCACGTCACGCAGATACTGTTCTGCCTTCACCTTTGGCAGGTTGCCAACGTCGATGTAGAAGATACGACGCTCAGGTGCACGCGACAAACGGTAGATGACGAGAGAGTCCTCAATCATCCGCAGTTGGTTCAAACCCTTGATTGCCTTGTGCAGATAAGACAGGGTAATCTTTTTGTTGCGATCAACCAGACCAGAGTGGACGTGGCAGATAGCATCCTTTGCGATGCGAACACCCTTGCCTGCAACAGAACCATACTTCTGTGCCACACCCTGTGGATAGTAAGTATAGAACTCGCTTACTTTAGTGTCTTTAGTTACAACCTCTCCGTTGTTCTCATTGGATGGGAGATTCTGAGCAACTCCCTTTTCCTTATCATGAGGTTTGACCCTCATCAATTTGATTTTGAGTGCATCAATATAACGTACTTCTTTCAAACCCTCATCGGGTTTTTGCAAGTCGATTACTTTGTGATAGTAAAGTCGTCCGTCAACATACCAGTTGCGGAAAATTTCATGCGACTTTTTATCGAACTCAAGCAGGTCCTTGACCGTCTTGAACTCGTTACGGATAATTGTTTTTAGTGATTGACCAACCTGAAGATTGTCCAGATCGATTTCAACAGGAGAATCATTCAGGTCAGAGACGATTGCCTCGTTCACCACATGCTCTACAGCAGTGTCACATTCTGGGTGCAAAGACATGTCTCTGTACCGTTTGATAATGTCAAACTCGGTACGAAAAACACCTTCAATATCTACATACTGCCCATAAAAACCAGAAGAAAGGTAGTAATCAGCACCGTCCTCATTACTGGGGGCAACGGGACTGATTACACCTTTAGACTTCTTTTTGTCTCCATCATCAATAGAAAAACCAAAAAGTTTGGCCATAATATTGTTAGTAGGTTCTTATTTACCTATTTATCAGACGATGGAACCGCGATTCTGACCATCGTATGCCTGCCACCACTGGACCTGCATCGTGACCTGGAATTCTTCAATCACATCCTGGGCATCATAGGTGAGTTCAATAGCACCCACAGAAGAAGGCCAGCAACCAACCATTTGGTAACGGCGGAGGACTTCAATCTTAGCGGGGTTAGAATCGCCAGTGACTGTCAGATCGGTGTTAGCACGACCAAGTTGGTTCACAACCCAGTCAGCATAGTAGTCAGAAGGATTGACGGTACCAGATCCATCAGACACTTTAGTGATGAAGTTCGCCCACTTCTCGAATGCTTCGCGCAGACGGAAGTCGCCATCGTTGATGACGGTGATGGTCCAAGGTTCAAAGCGACGATCACCAGCAACCTTGAGTTGACGACCCCGGAAAGGGACCACCACTTCTTGGATGTTGGATGCAGGGAGTTGTGCTCCCTTGATCATCATGCGATAACTCGTGTCCTTGAGTTCAGGGAAAATAGCAGAGTCATCTCCGTTCACCGAAGGAAATGCCATCTCAACCTCAAAGAGGTTGGGACGGGCACCACCACCAATCAGGCGAGATTTGAAAGAATCAATCGACCTTGTGTTGTTACGAATTGAAAAAATGTTCTTGTCTAAAGCCATTGTTGGGATCTCCTATGATCAGACAGTACCGACGACTTCACTAAAGGAGACGCCCGTGCGAGTAGCAACGAATGTCAGACCGATGAAGTTGATGGAGCGAGCGGGTTTGATAAAGATGTCAGCAAGGAATTCATTACGATCAATGACATCAGGGGTATTGTTTGTTTCATCACAAACAACCAGGAAGTCAGTAACACCACGCTTCGACTGAACGTCGCGGAGGAAAGGTTCTACAATGTTCACGAAGTTAGTACGAGTTCCGGCATCGTTGAGCTCGAAGAGTTGTGCTCGTGCAGCGTTCTCAATTGCTTTCTCCAGAGTAATGAAGAGGCGACGAACGTTGATGCGATCAAATGCACTCTCAAAGGAGAGTCCGGTCTTGTCACCGAACAGGATGATTCCAGATCCGGGACGAGAGATGATCGGGTTGATGCGATTAGAGTAAAGTTGGTCCCGAGCGTCTTGACCTGGGTTGAATGCCAGTTTGACCGGGAAGTTCAGGTTACCGCGAGTTTCGCCAGCAGGAGAGAACCAGGGGAAGTTGTCCCGGTCAGTCCGTGCACAAAGACCTGCGATATCAGAAGAGGTTGGCATGTACACGAACTTCCGGTTGAACCGGTCGTACACGTACTGATAACCAGCATCAAAGACCGCGTAAGAAGATGACGTAATCGGAGAGAAGAACTCCAGAACGTTCTTCAGTTTGTCAGCGTTGTCAGTAACGTTGACAAGAGAACTGCGGCAAGGTGAGATGAAGGTGATGCAATCCTTGCGGAATTCGCAGAGAGAGATCAGGTGGTTTGCCTTTGCCTGCTCTTCTTCTTTGTTGCGGTAGGCACTGCCTTGAAGAAGGAAGCGAATGTCAGCATCTTCAGGATCACGGAATTTATTGTAAGATGCGATGACATCACCCAGAGGTGCTCCGAATACGCCAACGCCGGTGTAGTCGAGACCTGCTTCCAGTTTGTAGACTTGGTTGCCAATCGAGTTGAATTTGATGTCCTTGGAGTCTTGACCCCATGCACCAGCGTTAGCAAGAACCGCCGTAAATCCAGAACTAAATCCAGAGGCGATCGGTTCGGTGCCGTTGTATGCGTCAGAACCAGAAACCAGAGATGCACCTGCCCAGAGATACTCAGAGTTCTCTGCCAGATAATCCTTATAGTAGATCTCCAGATTGCCGGTGACCTTAGCGTCCTTAGACTTAGAAAGGTTCGGGAACTTCTCCAGAACAGAAGCAGGATCGCCAGTTACGTTGCCAGCAGCGTCAATGACCACAATGTGAATTGCGTCATTGCTGCCCTCGCGAGCAGCGGTGTAGTTGCTAGTCTGAGGACGGTTCAGAACTGAGCGCCAGGGAAGGGTAACGAGGTCGTTACCACCATCTTCGATGCTGGTGAGGATGTTCTGAGTGTTGTACCAGTCAACAGTGGTAGTTGTTTGTCCCATTGCAACGGTGTTACCGCTGCTGTTGACGAAGTTGATAGCAGAACCAGTCTTGAACTCACGCTGTGAGTTTTGCTGGTAGTTGACCAAAGTCTCCGTTCCGTCAATGACGGTGCTGACCACGCGAACTTCGACGGTTCCTGCGGTGTTGTCCTTAGCGGTAACAATACCCTTGAGGATACCAGTTGCATTAGTTACGGTACCGACGCCAATCGTCTGACCGGTAAGTGCTTGGGTGACACCCATGCCAACAGTCACGTTGGATGCGATGCTACCAGTTTGCAGGGTAGGGGTGAGGATTTGGTCTGAGATATTGTCAATGACTGCGACCTTGATCTCGTTCGCCCACGATCCGGGGTTTTTCGCGGCGAAGTACCAACCGAGGTCATCGGCATTATTATTTTCATAATCTTCAATGTTCTCAACCATCAGAGAGGTTGATGCTGCGTAACCAACGGCAGCGTTTGCGTTGTTCAGGTCCCCACCCTTACAGCGGACAATATCAAGTTTGCCTCCGTAAGAGAGGAAGTTTGATGCTGCAAGAAAAGTCTCGTAGTGGTAATCAGTCGTGCCCACTCCGGGTTGACCAAAAACTTCAATGAGTTCTTTCTCGTTATTGATCCGTGTAATTTCGTTGACCGGACCTTTACGGAAAGGTGCTGCCAGACCCGCTACGACGTTGACTGTGAAATCAACGCCACCACGAGTTAGGTCAACCTCCCTAATTGAAATCCCCGGAGATGCTAATCGAAGTGCCATTCTAACTCCTTGCTGTCCCTACAATGACTAGGATTATTTAGGGAAAAGGTTATTTATGGACTACTTCTAATGGTACTCCCACATGTATGAACGGTCGCCGTACTCGTCAACTCTCCAGACCTCACCAGTGGTGTCTATGATTTCTGTCTCGTCTTCAAATCCATCACTAATAAACCCAAAGGGTGCCATGTCTTGTTCAATAGCGTTCTTTTGCTCCTCATATATCCGTTTTCTGACATCTTGATCAGTCATTTCTTTGAAGTAATCCTGAGCAACTAACCAAGCAAAGATAACAAGACACATCGCCAAATCATCGTTAGAACCTTCTTCTGCTTCAAACGATTGCCTCTTCTGAATGAACGTTGTCAGTTCTGAAATGATGTTATAGTCACAGAAAATCAGTTTGTCATCCTCAATCAAAGTCTTGAGGTTAGAACAACCCACCTTCTTGGTGACCTGACTCATCTTGACACCCAACTGAGTCTTGACTCCAGAGAAACCAGATCCAACAATCTGACCTGCTCGTCCACGCATAGCAACCATCAGAAGGTTTTCATATTCCAAGTCGTAGAAAAGAATTGATGCTACCTGGTCACCAATATCATTCACCTCACACAAGACATACGCATTGTTGTATGCTCTACCAACCTCATCAATAATTGATGGGAAGAGCATTGGTTTGATTTCATTATCCCTAAATGTAGCAACAACTTTGTATGGGAATTTAGTGATATCAAATACACAGAATGTGCTGAAGTCTTTTCCTACACCGCGTGCAACGTCAACAGTGATGATATAATCATTCTTCTCTCTTGGCGTTTCAAAAACAGATAACTTCCCATTCCGCTTCACTGGATCTTCATAGACCATTGCCTTCAGTTTGGAAGCAGAGATTAGAGTATCAACAGATCCTAAGAATTCGCATTCAAACTCAATCTGGAACTGTTGCTCTGACGTGTTAGCAATAGTCTGCGCTTTCCACTTGGCGTCTCTGCCTGGTACCTCTGACCAGTGCACCTCAGTAGCGACATACTCATTCTTTCCACGCTCAGCGTCATGCCACATCCTGTAGAAGTGGTTCATGCCGTGAGGCGTAGACACGATGATCACCTTGGTAGACTTACCAGATGAGATCGTGGGATACACAGATGCAAAGAAGTCATCTGCCAGGTGGTTTGCAACGAACGCAAATTCGTCCAGGAAGATGATGTTGAATGACATACCCCGAACAGCAGATGCTGAGGTAGATGCTGCGATAATCTTGGAACCATTCTCCAGTTCCATAGATCCTTTGTTCCAAGCTATGATGCCTTGCTGCATCCAACGCGGCAGGTTCTCATACGCCAGTTGTAATCTGCCGAGGAGATCTCTAGCAGTAGCCGCTTTGTTTGCGAGGATTCCGATGTTGACGTTATCATTGAAGATTGCGTAGTGCAGCAAATAAGATACCACAGTGGTAGACTTACCAGTCTGTCGTGGCATCTTACAAATATTGAATCGGTTTTCGTGGAAGTTTCTGATCAGTTTCCTTTGAAAAGGATACATCTCAAATCCAACTAGACCTTCATCAACGTTGACGATTTTGATATATTTTTCTGTAAAATAAACAGGATCGTTTTTACACCGAACGAACTCAATGATGTTCTCTTCGGTGAACTCCTGTGTAGTATTTGCTTTTTTTAGATTAGGATTACCAAGATAGATATCACTCATAATAATCTAGATCAACACTTCCACTTCCTGAGAGCAAGAGCTTTACGAGTCGGACGCCCCTTCTCATCTTTCATAGGTCCTTTCACACCACTCATACGGGCACAGAAAGATCTCTTACGAGGACCACCTTCTGGTTGCGGTGCTTTCAGATCTGAACCAGGATTCTCACGCTCATAAGATTTGCGACCCTTCTCGTTCAAACCACCAGTTTTGCTCTTGCCTTCCTTACGCTGCCATGCAGATTCTCTCTTTAGACCAGGAAACAGAACCTGAGTAGCAATGCTGTTTTGTTTGTTATAAAGTTTATATGATGGCATTGATGCTCTTCCACCATGAGCTTTGACGGCATCTACCTTTTTTTGGTTTATAACATTTGAAGTATCTGCGGCATCTTGAGCGATACGAATAGGATTTGGAACCCCATATGGTTTGCCACCGATGTTCACCGTTGGTCCAAGATAACCATCACCTGGTTTTTCTTGAAGATTAGATTCTACAATAGGAACAGCGGTTTCGAGATACTGCCTAAAAGTAATACCTTCTTTCCAAGAAGATTTGCCAAATGCAGCGGTAGCACCACCGATAGTATCCTTCGCTACTTTCGCTGCCCATCCAAGTGCCTTTGCAGCAACATGCCCTTTCGCTCTAAGTCCCATACCTCCCTTCTTCTTAGGAGTTCCCGGAGGACCTTCTCTCTTAGCAAGAGCACCACCCTTTGCCCGTGTCATTTCTTTTTGACCAGCACCAGACGGAGGACGGTTATTGCCACCTGCTCCACTACCACCAGAAATTTTCTTTTGACCGCCTGATCCTGATCCTGAGGAAGATGTAGAACCAGATGCTGAACCAGGAAGTTTTTTCTGCCCAGGAGTTACATCCCGAACCTTCACTTTCTTCACACCCATATCTACTGCCTTGCCCCCAGCAGAAGACACACGCTTGCTACCACCAGAGCCACCAACCTTATTAGACTTATTACCTTGTGAATCACTTTTGACAACACGATCATTCCTAACAATGGCACTAGTACCTAATCCTTTCTTTCCGGATGGTTTTGCTGAACTAGTGCCAGTGCTACTAGAGGGTTTTGCCCCTGCCTTAGCAGCACGTGCTTGTGCCTGCTTACGAACTTGTTTCGCCCTTTCCGCAGTACCAGGATTTTTCTTCTGGTAGTCTGCAAACTGGTCGTCGCTCATCTTGGCAAACGCATCACCAGGTGCCTCAAAGATAGGCAATCTATAGGTATATTTCATCTGATGAGACTACTTGTCCGTATTATTTAGCAGACCCTTCTTGATCATCTTCTGTAGTTCACTTGTGCTACCAACAAATAGCGCATTGTTAGTGACATTTTTAGGACCATCTTCTGCTTTCAGATCCTTCATCTTCTTCTGAAGATCAACGATTTTGTCAGTAACATCACCAACGTGTTTGATCAACTGACCAGCAACTTCATATGCTCTAGGATGTTGAGTATCCATGCATACATCAAGGATACCGTTTACTGCTTCTTGTCCTTTCTCTACAAGATTATAAAGTTGAGCACGAGAATACTCGTAGTCTTGATCAGGAGCATCTGGAGTCTCCTTGATCTTTTTCTTTATTGCCTTTGTCTCATTGACAATCTCGGATTTTACATCTAGTGCTTTATCGATAGCATCAAAGTCTTTTGTCATAATTCATCAGTGCCAGTAACAGTACTGAATTCAAGACCATCTGCATCAAAGAAAGATCTGGTCTCCGTGAATCCAAAGGTATCGCCGTAATCAATAAGATCCGAATCAGATTTATTTACCAGATCGATACTATCTCCACTTGCGTGTGAATCAATACTGGTGCCAAACTGTCCACGGTTGACGATCAAGTCGTTACCGGAGATCTCTTTGATCTTCATAACTTCACTGTTGATTTGGATAAATCCACCAACAGTGAAGGAAGATCCTGATGTAACTTTTACGAGAGTTTGCTTTGTGGTGAGGGTGGCAGCAAGAGATCCTGTGCCATCATCATTATAATCTTTGGCGGCTTGTGGAACAACAGTGTACCGTTGCTCCCTTGGAGCGCGGATAGCGGTAGAGTAATCGATTTGAACTTTTTTGATAATTCCATTTTCGTCCGTAGGTACTTCTTGATAAAAGTAAGTTTTTGCTACGAAATCTAGATCATATTGGATGAATCTACGAGTTGAAAAATCACCCTCATACTCATCAGTAAACGATACGTTTGTTAGAGTAAAGGGAATATCTCTCTTCTCTTCCACACCCTCCAGCATGTTCACTGTCACGCTGTAAGCGGGTTGGAAGAATGGTAAAATTTGTTCTATAATTTGCAAGGCATCGTCTTGCAACTTGGTTGCAAAACTGAGTCTGAATCCCACATCATATGGGACAGGTAGAAACATTTTTTTGATCTTCGTCTTTTGAGACGGAGATTTCATAGTAAATTTTTGAATAGGTGATGCTTTCCTGGTAGCATCGTAAGTATATGAAGACAACTCAAATGATAAGCGAGGCAAAGAGATCGCTACATTGTCATCAAAGTTTGATTGTTGTTCAATGCGTGCAAGGAACCTTTGAATAGGTCCGTATGCAATGGGGACTTTGATCTGACTAATAGACTTACCATCACTAGCATACTTCTTGATAGTGATGTTATTGAACAGAGTACCGAATGCGATTACGGTCTTCCGAATAGTCTCATTGTAAAAATAATTACCAATCATTATACTTCACCAAATGGATTTTTCTCTGTAAAGTCTAAAATACCGTCTGCTTCAATCTCAATCACGTCACCAGTGTTGAACTCTTCTTCGGTATCATCATAGTCAATAGTATTTAGACGATATGCAGAACCTTCATTGTCAACGATTAGTTCGCCGATTTGGAAGTCGTTACTAATATTACGTGCTGTCAGGGTCAAAGTGGAAGCATTCCAAGAGGTTACAAACGCTGTGCTGAGAGAAGACTGACCGGTAATAACTTCTCCATAAGAGAATGTTCCGACCCCAACAGTTCCAGCAGCAGAGACTTGAATAGTGGGAGCACTGGTGTAACCACTACCAGCATCAGTAATCCGAATAGATTCAAGGTTTCCATTGTTTCCAAGTACACCATAACCTTGAGCGGTGTGACCTGCTCCGGGAGGTGCGGAGAAGGTAATCGTGGGAGGAACAACATACTCACCACCACCAGAGGTGATCGTAACAACACCAACACCACCTGTAGTGGAGATGGCAACTTGTGCAGCACCACCAATACCCTTACCATCTTCAGGAAGGAATTGGATGGAGGGGGTGCTTGTGTAACCAGAACCAGGATTAGTGATATAGAGTTGACTAATTCTGCGGCGTCTGAATCCTGACGTTTCACTAGTAATTGCAACAACAGTTGCTGTCGTTCCGCCAGCTTGAGGAGGAGCAATCTTGACTGGAGGATCAGCAGTCCATCCAGTACCACCGTCCAGCAATTTGATGTAACGGATGCCTGTTTGGACACTAGTAATTGCAGTTGCGGTATTGCCGACCGAGACCAGTCTCAAGGTAGCGTTGTAACCAGCAGTCCTGAAATCGTCATCTACGACAGTGATTCCAGTATCAATAACCTCATCTTCATACTCGAACGGTTCACACGTTAGAGTATATGAATAGTTCTTCCGCAGTTGATAGAAGTTGCTTACATCATCAACATACTTGATCTCTAGCAGAAGATCTCTGTATGGGAAATATAAAAGATCGCCTTCTAGAGGACGAGTAGGATCGTTTGATAAACCAGTTCTTCCTGCAATCAGCGGGGTAATGTAGTTTGTATACCTATCCTGAGAGATGACAATCTTCATCTCTGCGGTGGTTCTCACACCAAATTTTGTAAGCAGATTATATCCAGAATCAAATCCTTCATATGATTCGATATAACCTTCAATCGGGAAGGAGTTCTTGAACTCAGAACTCGTGACCTCCCGCATCACATTCTTTATATTTACAAAAGTTCTAGGCAGGTAAACGAACTCTACCCCATACATTTGGATCTGTTCGTTGATTAGATCCTGTACAAGATTTTGTTCACCTACTGTGCCTTGCTGAAAGAAGGGGTTTAGTGCCATTATCCAATCAGGTCAAGAGGAGGAAGTTCATACTCATATGTCATCCTCTCCTCAAGTTTCTCAATCTCACCAAGGGCATCTTCATAGATTTGTCTGCCGTTGAGTTCAACCCCACCAGGCAATTTGACACCTTGGAACTTGATCAAGTTCATACCCCACTGCTTTTTACACAATGCAGTGAAGTATTTTTTCAAGAAAGGATCATTATATACTTTGTTATAGTCATTCGGATTTAGAACCCTATAACAACGAATAATCAAATAGTCACCCGCTTGCATGCTAGAGTAATCTACATCTAGGTACAAACGATTCTGACGACGGTTGAATCGAATCTGTTTATCTGGATGCAGGATATGGTCCAGATCTTCCAAGTATCTCTTGGTCATCGTGTACCCAAGCAGTTCCATTGAACTGAAGAAGTACACATCATTCAACATCATTTGATAGTTGATGTTGAACATGTTCGTCGAGATCAGACGATTGTCCAGTTTGAAAACTCTTTCAATCCCAATAACAGCGTCAGGAATCTGGATGAAATTCTGGTTCTCCTCATAACTAAAGGTGGTAGTGCCAATTCCAGTAATAGTTGCACTAGCGGTGGTGGTAGTGATACCAGTCCCTTTATCGTTTCCTTTAGCTTGGATTGCATCAAGAAAATCCTGAGTGACCTGATGTTTCAGATACATCAATTCTACGCCATCCATGTGGCGATTTTGATAAATCTGAATGGCATCATCCATCAGATCTTCAATTTGCTCATCAGCAACATTGATTTCAAGAACCGGAGCACCCAGTTGCCTTTTGGCGTAGTTGACTAACTCCTGTCTTGTAGATGGGTTCGCCATTTATTCAAGACTTTCTTTTATTTATGAACGTCTTACGACAACATCTAACTCGTCACCTACATCTAGACCGGTTACGGGGTTGATAATTGTGATAGCGGGACTGCCAATAGTCCAATCAGCAGTCCTTTGCAATAATATACCATTCATGTATACTTCCATATTATCAGCAGATGTGTCAGAGTTTGATGGGGCAAATGAAGTTTGACCTTGAGCAGCAGTTAGTTGGTCCTCAGCTTGATCTGAACAGATATCAATCTCATCTCCAACATTAGCGGCTTCTACTAAGATCACAGAAGCAGATGCTTGATAGTCAATATCTTTTCGGAGTCTGACTCCATTTAGAAAAACTCTATAGTTCTTAGAAGCAGAAAGGTTACCAGCAAGAGTAAAGGTTGTTTGATTCTGAGTAGATGTAAAATATTCTTCTTCAAAGGTATGCCCAAAATAGACACTAATCTGTACGTTGTCACCTGCGGTAAGACCATTAGCAAAGGTTACCGTTGAGGGTGCTGATAATTGATAATCATGACTGGCACCTACTCTTTGTTTGACACCATTGACACTCACCTGCACCGAGAATGCAGTTGCCTGCTCTCCGTCATCAAACACATTGGGGGCAGTGAACGAAGTCTGTCCTTGGGATGCTTCGATATTAGCTACACTCATTGTGGTAGCGCCACCTACAGCACCTCCTCCACCACCTGACAGTGTTTTGAATGATAAGGAACCATTTCCATCAGTAACAAGTGCCTGATCTTCACTCCCGTCAGTTGATGGGAATGTAAACCCTGCAATGGTACTAATACCAGTAGAGTTTATGTTGCCAGAAAGACCATGGCCAGTTATATCCAGACCAAAACAGGTTACGATTCCTGATAGGTTTGCACCTGCTCCAGTAAGACCTGCATTATGAACAAAAGTATTACCTACATTATATCCAGTTGAGTGAACAAATACTCCATTGCCACCAACCTGCAATCCAGTGGTAAGTACTGTTGTACCTGCACCAACATTTATGCTGTCGTCATTGAGGGTTACACTACCGCTTCCTACGGTTAGAACACCAACAACCCGACCATTTCCTCTAACTAAAAATTGAGTTTGTGCTGCACCAACTACAACAGTCTGGTCTCCGAAAGTACCAATACCAGACGATAGTACGTGCTCAGTTGATATACCAACTTCTCGTACAGTAACACCGGCACCAACACCATCTTGTCCTGCGGCGATAAAGACTTTACCGTCCGTGGTATTGATTGCAAATTCCCCTAAAGATATTGAATCTGGGTAATGGGGAACCTTACCCGCGATACTAGATCGCTTGACTTTTATTTGAGGAGCTGCCATTTATATCGGTGCTATGTAGCATCAATGAGTGGTATATACCACTGTCACAATATTTATGTGTTATAATTAGTTTGGGATTACGATATTACATGAAGACTCTCTGTGTACTTATTGGACCTCAAGGATCGGGCAACCATCTGTGGTCAAAAATCTTCTCGTTACATGAAGAAGTCTTTGGGTGGAAAACGCTGCTCGATAATTATTGGGAAGCACACCGATTATCCGAACCCTTCGCAGAGTATTGGAAAGACCCTGATACCTTGCGAACCTTTGATTGGTCTCAAAGTGAATATTTCTTTACATCAGTTAGCATCCCCCTCGGCATAAAATCTCAAGGGACCTTACGTTGTCCAAACGTCGTGCAGTTTTGCACTGTCGCCGAGAGTATGGGGATCAATGTCAAAGTGCTCGTCTTAGGACGAGATAAAAATATTCTAAATCATCAACAGTCACGCATACGTGAGCAAGATACCCTACATTATTTCTTAGATCAATTACAAAAAATCAAAAACCCAACATATCTTAGTTACGAACTTTTGTATCTTTACAGGAGAGAGTATCTAAAATCATTAGATGTTGGTATTCCTATTGCTTGGTATGATCCAAGAGTTCAAAAGATTTTAGAAATTGATGCTAACCAAAAATACATTTCTTATGTAAAATCTAGTCCTCTAGATGATTGCAATAGGACAGGAGTTCCTTCTAAATGGAACCCCAATAAAACATATGTAGATCTTGATAGAGACCTGTGCTGCTAATGGGCAAATATGATTTTGGTGGAAGGTCAGTAGAACCTTGTAACTTGTTACTTCTTATTAGTGACCTAGAAGGAACCTACCAAAATCTCAAGTATATGGGATTTGGGGAAGATATGAATATCATTGATGAAATGAAAAAGAAATACTATAAACTCTACTTTCAAAGTCTAAAGAAAAAATGATGTTATTCAGTGGGTGTTCATTTACCTATGGTGCCGAACTAATAGATCGAGATAACGAAAGATTTTCTTCACATTTTCATTCTCACAACATCGGTGAATGTGGTCTATGTAATGATGCTATTGTTAGAAATACTATATCTGAAATAGAATCAAACCCAGGAAAATATGATACTGTTGTAGTTCAGTTTACCCTACACACTAGAACCGAGGTTCCTCTTCAAGACGGGTATCTTCCCATCACACCTCAAAATCTAAAACTTGAATCCCGTAGGGTAAAGCGATGGAAATTTGCAAAAGCAATATACAATAATGAATTGTGGACTATGCATATTGGTAAGGAAAATATGCATAAGAATATATTTTTTATGCAGACATTCCTTAGAATGAAAGGATTGAAATATGTATTTCTAAGTATTGACGGACATAATCCAAAACATAATCATTTCACAGACTCGTGTTGGAAAAATATGATAGATAGTCCAATCATCAATATCCATGATATAATTGGATTTAGATGTGACCATCCACAATATTATGATGGTTACGGGGGTCACCCCAATTCACTAGGTCACCGAGTCATCGCTAATGCAATCAAAGAAAGACTATGACGGTCCATTGTATGCACCATGGTCTAGTGTAGTAAAAGGAAGGCGACAAAGAAACAAAAAATTGCTTATCGTTACTGGTCCACAAGGATCTGGTAATCATTTGTTTGCTAGGGTGTTTAGTCAGCATCCAGATGTTATTGGTTGGGAAAAACTAAAAACAAATTATTGGGTTCCCTCTGATGAAGAACCCTTTGCTGAGTATTGGGTAAACCCAGACCTTCTAGAATTTCCTGATGGAGATTATTTTCTAGCAAATGTAAGCGTCCCATTCTTTTATGATGGAGTAAGACAGACACCAAAAATTTCACAGGTATGTCATCAAGCATTACATCTTGGCGTTCAACCTATCGTTGCAATCATTACTAGAGATCAAAATATCAACGCTGTACAACAAAAAAGAGTCGGTGGGGAAGTTACCCTACCGACTGCCATGGAGTATTACAAGCATATTATCAATGACGAGTGGATTGAAACTCACTTCTTGTCACATGAATCCTTTTTCCTTTGGGGAGAAAATTATATCAAGTACGTTGCGGAGATGATCAACTTCCCTGTAACGACCAAAGGCATCGACCAGTATATAACCAGCGATGCCAATGGAAAGTATGTAAGTGCCATCGACCATCACTGGTTAGATGACACTATTAGGGAAGGTCGCAAACCGTTCAAACAACGGCGAGCGGAGTAGCGGTGTTCTGGCGGGAGATCTCCAGGAGATCAGAACGCATACGCTCAACCAGAGCGAGAACACGGTCTTGCAGTTCAGCACTACCTTCGACCAAACGACTCAGAGCACGACCACCCAGGTTGGAGTGGAAACCTTCGTCTTTGGCGATAGCGGCATAGCGGGAAGAGATGAAGGTGTCATCAACACATTCTGCCATCTCGTTCCAGACTGCTTCTGCACGACCTTCAGCAACGAGCTGATAGGCAGCGAGGGCAGCGGGATCTTCAGCAGCTTCATACTTCTCAAGCAGGGAAGCACCCTTTGCCTGAGGCTTTTCTTCTTCAGCAGCAAATGCAGCAGCAACATCCAGTTCTTCACCGGTGATGTGCTCGATCACTTCCTTGACCATACGGAAGTGTTTTGCTTCGTCGAGTGCCTGCTTGCTCAGCAGTTCCAGATCACGGACATCCGTGCTTGGGTCGGCAGAAGCAACTTGACCAGCGATGGCATACATGTTTTGAGCTTCGTTGACCATGCGGCCACGGAAATGCTCAACCAGATACTCATCGCTAGGGGAGGAGGCAAAGAAACGTCGCACATTCTCACGTGAAGTGGCGAACAGTTCTTTATTACCTTCCTTGATTTTCTTTACAAAATCGGTTCCAGAAAGCATTTTTGAATCCTATCTACGTTGTTATTTAGTGTACCGAAAATAATAACGTAAGTGTCCTTGTGGAGAAATTTCCTCCTCCAAACACTCTAAGTTATAGTTGTATGTAACGGCGATACTATTTATTTTTTCTTTTGTCCATTGATACCAAACAATATCTTCATACTCTGCCCAATCATGAGCAATACCCGGATTTACCCTGAAGATACATTCTTTCAACCACAACTTATCCAACATCTTGATTTGGGAATCAATAGTTTCCTCATCGCCAAAATTGATTGACCCTAGACACAGTGCAATGTCTGCCGGAGGAAAATCGTAGGCATAGTAATCTTCTAACGACAGACGCAGATGTGCCTCTGAGTTATATGGGTCTATGCCTATTAGACCTGGTATGAGATCGCGAAAACGATTATACCCACAACCAACATCTAAAACGCTGGAAGGGTTCTGGGCATTTACGTGTTCAACAACTTGGTATCCAGAGTGCTCATAACCTTCAAAGTTATGGTCTTTCCAGACACCCCCAAAATAAGATTGCATTATTTTTTAGTGGTCTTTGCAGACCCAGGGTTGGTATCTTGTAAGTCTTGGATCTTTTCAACTAATTTCTGTTGCACATCAATGAGACTGTTTATCCTTGCCTCATATGCAATGCATTTCTGAGTCTCGTCCATCAAGCGTTTGATATACACTTGCAAGACTGCTGTCAATTCTTGCTCTTTTTCACTCATAAAAAAAGGGGGAGTCAACTCCCCCTATATAGCAACTTTAGAACGATCCTCCATCGATCGTTACGTTCTCCAAGGATCGAGTTGTGCCAGAACAGGAGATCACCTGTGAAGCGCCAGCACAATCGTTGACGTAGAGAGAACCAACTTCCAATCCAGCGTAGGCACTTGGAGTTAGAACACCGGAGTTCTCAGCAGCTTCGCTTGCGAGCACGAAGCGAGCAGCAGAGTCATCCCAGAAGACCGCTGCCTTCTTGGCAGATCCACTGTAGTAGTTCATCACCAAACCAACGTCTTTGTTGGTGTCGCTGCTCAGGTTACCGCCGTCAACCTTTTGGAGTTCGAGGAGAGTATCCTCAATCGTGGTGTTGACAGTATTGATCTGAGTGGTGTTACCGTTGACAACCAAGTCTCCAGTGACGGTCAGATTGCTGGTAGCAGTGATTGAACCGTTGACGGCAAGAGTTGATCCATTGAACGTCAGGTTAGCACTATCCTCAACAGCACCAGAAGATCCTGCAAGGACGACACGACCAGAAGTTAGGTCAGACACCGTAGCGGAGGACAGAACTGTCTCAGCGCCTGTGATACTCGCTCCATTGGAACCGTTGATAGCACCACCAACTCCCAGAGTAGAACCGTCCCAGGTCAGGTTAGCATCATCTTCCAAGGCACCGGCACTACCAGCAGTTACGATGCGACCGTCAGTCAGGTCGGAGACCGTTGCGGAGGACAGGACGGTTTCGCCACCGGAGATGTTTGCACCGCCGTTTCCGTCAAGTGCACCGCCGACCGTCAGACCAGCACCCACAGTGGCGGTGGTGGACTTCATGAAGGTATTGGTGGAAATACCCGTTACATTGATTTGAGCGAAGGTTGCTCCAGACCCACCGCCGAGAACGTAGGACTTCAGGTTGCTGGCAGTCAGTTTGCGGTTGGTTCCGTTAGCACCATCATCCACAAGCAGAAGGTCTGCGTCAGCAAGACTACTGGTAGCAGTAGCACCATCAATGTCCAGAGCACTTGCAGCGACCTTGTTAGCAGTGCTAATCGTGTTGAGTTTGCTGTCAGCAATAGAACCCGCCAACTGTGCGTTGGTGATGGTACCAGTCAAACTGGTCGTCGGTAGGTTCGTTGCGTCCTGGAGGTCAAAGGCAGGAGTTGCATCAGCAGCACCAAGTTCAACCTCTACACCACCAAAGGAAACACTATCATTTGCCAACTGTGCATTAGTAATCGTGCCAGTTAGGTTTGTAGTTGCTAGTGCACCGTCAAAGGTAGTAGCAGTGGCAATGCCGCCGACCGTCAAGTCGGTGACCGTGGTCAGAGAAGTCAGTTCAACAACGTTACCCAGGGACTTCCAACCCACCATCTCCAGTTCATCACCAGCGGTGGCAGCGTTAGTAAGAACTGCGGTGCTTCCGTTCGTGGCAGCGTAATCAGTACCAGTTACGAGACGAACACCGTTGAGGTACAGATCAAGGAATCCTGCTTGGTAACCGGCGTTGAAGGTAAAGGTGGTTTGACCTTGAGTTGCTGTCTTTACCTCTGTAGTAGTAAAGGTGGTAGAAGCAACACCAGTCAGAACAACGTCAGCAACTCCATCTTGAACGATGAAGTCTTCGAGACCTTGACCTCTAAACTTGAATGCAGTAACAATACCAGCAGAACCAGAGGCACTGGAAACACCGACCAGGGAAAGCAGACCGCCAGCAGCGTTACGAACGTCGGTTGCAGTAATAACACCACTAGAGACCACGTTACGCAGAGAAGCGTCGCGAGCAGTCAGTTCTTCGGTAACCGTCAGGTCAGTGCTGACAGTTGCAGCACCCGTGACAGCAAGAGTTGAACCATCAAAGGTCAGGTTTCCGCTGTCTTCCAGTTCACCACCGGAACCAGCAAGAACCACCCGATTGTCAGTCAGGTCAGAAACGATTGCAGAGTTTGCAGTCAGACCACCAGTTACGGTCAAACCAGAAGCGATGTTAGCACCGCCGTCAACGTCGAGTGCGCCAGTAACAGTTGCACCAGCACCAACCTTCAGGGTCGTGGTGTCGGCAAACGTTACAGTACCAATACCGCTAACACTGATGGCATTGAAGTTAGCACCAGCGCCACCACCAAGGACATATTCCTTGACGCGAGACATTGCCGTCTTGCGGTTAGTGCCGCCAGCACCATCATCCACAAGCAGAAGATCTGCATCAACCAGGTCAGCACCAATATCCGTGGCACCGTCAATGTTGACAGAAGCAGCGTCAACTACAACAGAACTGCTCAGAGCAGTTGCACTCAGGATCTCAGTGTTGTTGACCTTGAGGACCTTGCCAGAAGCAAGGTTGATGTTTTCTGATGCACCCCAGTTATCGCCAGTTGCTTCAAACTGGAAGGTCTTGTCACCATCACCAGAATCAACTGTGATACCAGCACCATTTGCAGCAGAATCATCAGCAGCACCAGTGGCAACCTGGATGTTCTTATCAACAATATTGACGACCGTAGAATTCACAGTCGTAGTGGTGCCATCAACTTGGAGGTCACCAGCAATCACAACCTTACCAGTGTCATCGCCTACAGCAGCAGGGTCAATGGTAAGGGTTGCTGGACCGGAGATAGTGTCGGAGGTAACACGGATTGCAGAACCTTCAGCACCCGTGTGGAATGCAGTACCATTTACAACACCACCTACTGTCAAACCAGAAGCGATGTTAGCGCCACCGTCAACGTCAAGAGCACCAGTAACAGTTGCACCAGCACCAACGGTCAGTGTGGTCGCCTTAGCAAAGGTTACGGTAGAAATACCACTAACGTTGATGGCAGCAAAGTTTGCACCTGCACCGCCACCAAGCATGTAATCCTTGAGGTTGCTTGCAGTGACCTTACGGTTTGTACCGTTAGCACCGTCATCAACAACCAGCAGGTCAGCATCAACAACACTGGTTGTAGCGGTAGCACCATCAATATCGAGGGCACTCAAGGCAACCTTATTGGCGGTAGATACCGTGTTCAGTTTGCTGTCAGCAATGCTACCTGCAAGTTGAGCGTTGGTGATCGTACCAGTCAGACTGGTGGTAGGAAGATTAGTTGCATCCTGAAGATCAAATGCAGGAGTTGCGTCAGCAGCACCCAGGGCAACCTCTACACCACCAAAAGAAACGCTGTCGTTTACCAGTTTGGCGTTGGCAATGTTACCCGCCAGTTGAGCATTACTAATGGTGCCTACCAGACTGCTGGTGGGGTAGTTAGTAGCGTCAGAAAGGTTGAATGCTGGTGTAGCGTCAGTTTGACCAAGGTCAAGGTTTACACCACCAAAGTTGATGCTACTGTTAGCAAGTTTAGCGTTAGCAATACTACCTGCTAACTGGGCATTGGTAATTGTGCCAACCAGAGAACTGGTAGGATAGTTGGTAGCGT